ATCAGAGACTTGCTGACGGCTGACTTGCCGAGCGAGTTGCTTTCTTTGGACATCCTTGACGGCTCGCCTCCTTGCTCGACGTTCAGCATGGCAGGGAGCCGAGAGGAAGCGTGGGGGAAGAAGAAGTACTTCCGAGAGGGACAGGCTGAGCAGGTTCTTTCTGACCTGTTCTTCGATTATCTCGACCTCGTTGGCAGGCTGCGACCCAAAGTGGCGATTGCAGAAAACGTCAAGGGGATGATTCTTGGAAACGCGAAGGGCTACACGAAACTTGTCATGGAACGCTTCCGAGAGTTGGGCTACAGGCCGCAGTTGTTTCTTGTGAACGCTGCCGACTGCGGAGTCCCGCAGCGGCGGGAGCGGGTGTTTTTCTGCGCCGTCCGCGAGGACGTGAGCGATACGCCGCTGGACTTCAAGCCTCGACACCGATGGGTATCCGCTGGCGAAGCGTGCTCCGACCTCGGGTGCTTGTCCGACGAGGAGCGAGATCAAACGGCACCGGCAGCGTTTGACCGCAAGTGCTGGCACCGAACAAAACCGGGCAAGTCCTATGCTGACTTTGTGAAGCGGTCGGAGGGAAGACTTTCTGGATTTCAGATTTATCGGCTTAGCGGTGCGCTGCCATCGTGCACATTGACTGCATCGGATACGGCCAGGCATTGGAGCGAGTGCCGGAAGTTGACGTTCCGCGAGCAAAAACGGCTTGGCTCATTCCCTGACGACTACGTTGCCAAGAACGACAAAATTGGCAAGTACATGATTGGCATGAGTGTTCCTCCGCGCATGACTGAGGCTGTTGCCCGAGCGGTCATTGACAAGTGGCTTCAACCGAAGGAGTAAATCATGGGCAAGCGCGGCCCCGCCCCCGAACCGTCGATCCTCAAATACATTCGCGGCAACCCGTCGAAGGACGCGCTGCCGACGAGCGAGCCGACGCCGTCGCTTGTGCCTCAGGACTTCCCGCCACCCAAGACCCTCGACGGCAAAGCGGTCGAGGTGTGGAAGGACTCGGTGCAAACGCTCTCGCGGATGCGGGTGCTGACCGAGGCCGACGTGCCGACGCTCACGCGGTACTGCATCGAGACGGTCTTATATTTTGACTGTTATGAGAAAGTGAAGGTCGGCGGCGAGGAGTACACGCACTGGGAGCCAGACCCGAACCGCACCGACGGCAGGCTCCGCATCAAGTACACGCAGGTCGCGCCGTGGGCAACGCAGATGCACCGCCACCACGCTGCGATGCTGCGGATCGAGCAGGAGTTCGGCATGACGCCGAGCAGCAGATCACAGGTGTCAACGACGAATGGCAACGAAGATTCAGACCCGGTTGCCGCCTACGCTGCAAAGCGACGCCGTCAAGAAGGGGCTTGACTACTACTTCGACCCCGAGGCCGCGCAGCACGCCGTCAACTTCTTTGAGGGTTGGCTGCGGCACTCTAAGGGCAAGCACGCTGGCAAGCCGTTCACGCTGCTTGAGTGGCAGACCGTGATGATCGGTGAGTTGTTCGGCTGGAAGCGGCTCGACGACCACACCCGTCGCTTCCGCGTGGCGTACATCTCGACCGCGAAGAAACAGGGCAAATCGACGCTCCTCGCGGGCATCGGTCTGTATCTGCTTGTGATGGACGGCGAGAACGGGGCCGAAGTGTACGGGGCGGCTGCGGATCGTGAGCAGGCCTCGGTGGTCTACCGTGAAGCCGCGAGCATGGTGCGGGCTTCGCCGCAACTCTCCCGCGTGCTGGAAGTCATCGACTCCCGCCGCACGATTGCCTACCGCAAAGAGGCGTCGTTCTATCGCGTCCTATCCTCCGACGCGTTCCGAGCGGAAGGACTCAACATTCACGCCCTGCTTTTCGATGAACTCCATGCCCAAAAAGACCGTCGTCTTTGGGATTCTTTAAGGTACGGCGGCGCGGCGAGGGAACAGCCGCTCCTCGTCTCGATCACGACGGCGGGCTACGACCGAAAAGGAATCTGCTACGAGCAGTACCAATACGCGAAGGCCGTTGCGGCGAACTGGCGGCACGACCCGACGTTCTTTTCCTGCATCCATGAGATGGATGCCGACGCCGATTGGAAAGACCCCGACACGTGGCCACAGGCGAACCCGTCGTGGAACGTGACGATTAAGGCGGGCGACTTCGCCCACGACGCGAAGGAGGCCGAACAGTCGCCAACGAAACTCAACTCCTTCCTCCGCTACCGGCTCAACACTTGGACGACTTCCGACGTTCGCTGGCTGTCACCGGAAACGTGGCAGCAAGGCTCCGTGCCGCTCCGCGACCTCGGTGACCGGCCCGTCTACGCGGGGCTCGACCTTGCGACCACCTATGACCTGTCGGCTCTGGTTCTCGTCTGCCCAGACCCTGAGGACGGGAGCATCGACGTGCTGCCGTTTTTCTGGATTCCCGAGGCGAACGCAGTGGAGCGAACCACCCGCGACAAGGTGGACTACCTCGGCTGGATTCGGGACGGCCACATCCGCGTGACCGACGGAAACGTGACCGACTACACCGTGCTGCACCGCGACATCGCGGCTATCTGCGAGCAGTACAAGGTGAGGCAGTTGGCTTGTGACTTGAAGTTCAACGGCCAGATGATCGCCAATATGCTGCAAGGGGATGGGGTGGACGTGCGAGGATTCCCACAGGGCGGTCGCGCCATGAGCGCGCCTGCCAAGGCACTCGAAAACCTGATTGGAAACTCAAAGATTCGGCACGCCGGGCATCCCGTGTTGTCGTGGTGTGCTGGCAACGTCGCGGTCCACGAAGATAGGTACGGCAACATTTTTCCTAGCAAAGCCAAGTCAACCGAACGCATCGACGGCATCGTGGCGTTGTGCCAAGCCATCGGGAGTTGGACCGGCAGCGAGCAGCGACCCGACGCCACTCCAGAAATCTTTTTTATATGATCGCCCAGAACTCACAGCACCGCATCCTCTGGCTCCCAGGTGAGGAGCGAATGTTTGACGAGGACAGCGGGCGAAGTTCCGCCGGGGTGCGGATCGACTCCAACAACGCCCACCAAGTCTCGGCGGTGTTTGCCTGCCTGCGGATTCGGGCCGAGACGGTGGCGAGCCTGCCGCTGCACGTGCTGGAGCGAACGCCCGGTGGCGGCAAGCGGCTTGCCCGCGAACTCCCCCTGTACCGCCAACTCCACGATCGGCCGAATGGTTGGCAGACGAGTTTCGAGTTCCGCGAGCAAGCGGTGATGCACGTCGATCTCTGGGGCGATTCATTTGCCGAACTCAAGGCGGGCGAGATTCAGCCGCTGCACCCGAGCCGCATGAAGATCGAGCGGCTTGAGAACGGCAAGCTCCGCTACAAGTACCGCGAGGAGAAAGGCACCGAGCGGCTCTTGAACGAGTCGCTCGTCCTTCAGATTCGCGGCCCGTCCGATGACGGCGTCAACGGCATCCGCATCGTCGAGGAGTGCAAGGACGCCATCGCTCTGGCACGGGCGTGTGAACTGCACGGTGCGAGATTCTTCGCCGCCGGGGCTCGCCCCGGCTTCGTCCTCTCGACCGACGGCCAACTTAACGCCGAGGCCCGCGAAGCACTGCGGTCGCAGTGGGACGGGCGGCACGGCGGCGTTGGCAACTCCCACGTCACCGCAGTCCTCACGGGCGGCCTCAAGCCCTACGACATTCCGCAGGCGTCAAACACTGACAGCCAGTTCATCGAGTTACGGCGTTACCAGTTGGGCGAGATCGCGCGGCTGTTTCGCGTGCCAGCATTTTTGCTTGGCCTTGAAGCGGGCAGCCCGCACGCCGAGATTGAGTTCGTGACGCACACGATCATCCCGCTGCTTCGCCGCATTGAGACGGCGATGATGCGAGACTTGCTCGGTGACCAAGACCGCTACCTGATTGAGTTCGACGTTCGCGGCCTGCTTCGCGGCGACTCCGCGAGCCGGTCGGCCTACTACCGTTCGATGTGGGACATCGGCGTCGTTTCAACCAACGACATCAGAGCCAGCGAGAACATGGACCCGGTCGATGGCGGCGACATCCGCTACCGCCCGCTCAACATGGGAACGCTCGGCGAGCAGGCATCCGAGGCCGACGTGCTGGCACAGCAGCAACCCGGCAGCGAGATCGACGGGCAGGCGGTTGAAGGTGGGCTGGCCGCTGCGGCCGCAGAACCGGCCGTGGCCGAAGCACCACAAGTGGCCGATGTGTCTCTCAACGGAGCACAGATCACGGGGCTCATCGCCATCCTGTCGCAAATCCCGGCGGGCTTGCTGACGAAGGACGGGGCGTCGGCACTCATCGCCGCGTCGTTCCCAAGCATCTCTGCTGCTCAGGTCACAGCGATCCTTGCCGGGGTGGTGGCTGGCAATCCCGCAGGCAGCGTGCAGCCTCCGCAGGCCGCTCCTGCCCCAGCCGCCCCGCCCGTCCGAACGCTGCCCGACGCGCGGGCGATGACCGTGAGCGTGGACTTCGACCGCACGTTCTCGGCTGACCCACAGATGTGGGGCGAGTTCGCCAAGAAGGCGGTCGCGGACGGCAATACCGTCGTGATGATTTCCCGCCGGCCAGAAGCGGATCGAGAGGAGGTGATCGCATCTCTCGGCGACTACGCCGAGTCGTTCTCGCGGGTGCTGCTCGTCGGTGGTGACACGCTGAAGGCTGACGCGGCCGACGCCGCAGGCATCAGCGTGGACGTGTGGGTGGATGACTCGCCGCAGACGATCACCGACAAGCCGTTGAAGCGGAGCCGCAGGAAGAAGGCGTCCGATGGCGAGGTATGACCACATCGACTTCACGCCGCCGGCAGGCGTGCGGAAAGAAGCACAGAAGGGGCTCGACTGGCGCAGCGAGTTTGGACGCGGAGGCACGGCGGTTGGCATCGCTCGAGCCCGCGATCTTTCCAACGGCACGAACATCAGCCCTGACACCGCCCGCCGGATGAAGGCGTACTTCGACCGGCATGAGGTGGACAAGAAGGGCAAGGGATGGTCGCCCGGTGAAGACGGCTTTCCGAGCAACGGCCGCATCGCATGGGCTTTGTGGGGCAGCGATCCGGGGTACGCGTGGGCAAGGAAACTAGTCGAGCAACTAAACGCCGCAGACGAGGAGAACAGAATGATGACAGGCACGATTGAACGCCGCTCGCTCGCCATCGACGAGGCCGACTCTGACACGCCGCTGCTCGCGGTCGAGCGGCGAAGCGAGGACGAAGGCCGCGAGTGGATCGTGGGCTACGCCGCCAAGTTCGGCGTGAACTCGCTGGAACTGGACGGCGAGTTCATCGAGCGGATGCACCCCGACGCGTTCGGCATCGTTGCGGAGCGGCGTGGCCGCAAGTCGCCGCTTGAGACGCGGGCTTTGTGGAATCACGACCCCAACTACCCTCTCGCTCGCTTCCCCGGCACGCTCCGCATGAGCGTAGACGAGGTCGGCCTGCGATACGAGTTCCCCGTCCCCGACACCACCTACGGCCGCGACCTCGCTTCTAACATCAGCGCGGGCATCGTGCGTGGCTCGTCGTTCTCGTTCCAGATTGCCCCAGGCGGCGACGAGTGGAGCATCGAGGATGGCCGCTCGATCCGCACCGTGAAGCGGGTCGCGTCCTTGATCGATGTTGGCCCCGTGACCTTTCCGGCCTATCCCGATGCCGACGCCAAGGTAGCGAAGCGATCCTACGACGCGTTCCGCCACCAGCAGCGGAGCCGGGAAGCAGCGGCGGCGAGGCACGCGCGGATGAAGTCGAAAGAAATCCGCGAGTGGATGGAGCGGCATGGCAAATAGCGGCGAATCCTGCCCGCAGTGCCGTAAGGGCAAACTCCTCGTAGCGTCGTCGCAGCGATCCGGCGACTACCAGACGCGATACCTGCGGTGCGCGAAGTGTGGCTGCACCGACAAGCAAATCATCCTGGCGACGAAGGTTCGCCGCGCGAGTTGTTTACTGCCTCGCTGACGAGTATCTGCATGGGTGGGGAGGGTGGCCCGTAGTTTCAACCGTAGGCGACGCGTCCGCGTTGCCACGAATCGAACTAGGAGATCGCCACCGTGGACAAGATCAAGGCACTGCTCGACGAGTTGGCCGCTGTCGTCGCTGAGATGGAGACGATGACCGAAGACGCCCCCGAGGGCGAGGAAGCGGCCCCGATGACCGACGAGCAAGAGGCCTCCCTGCGGTCGCTTGAGGCACGGGCCGACAAGCTCCGCGAGCGGGTCGAGTTCCTCCAGCGGGTGCAGGCGAAGGAACTTGATCTGCGTGCCGTCCTGGAGCGGTCCGCTCCGGCCAAGAAGCTCGAATCCCCTGAGGTGAAGGAGTCCGCCGTGGAATCCCGCAACTACGCCGTCCCCAAGAATCATGGCCCGCTGAAGGCCTTCACCGGTCCTGATGCCAGCGAGCGAGCGTACCGAGCCGGTA